CTAATCCCAAGTATATTTAAACTAAAGAGAAAATTAAGAGCAGCATTTAAAATAAGAAACCAAAAGAAAGTAAAAAACCTTATAAACACATTAAAACAATTAAATTATAAACCAAAACAACAAAAATCATGAATGTAAAAGAATTTAAAGAAAAAAGTATTCCAGATTTCAATTTTAACATTGAAAAAGAAAAACATGTCTTAATCCAGTGCTATGCTTACAAAAGTGAGTTAGCTTCAAGACTAATTGGAATTGAAAAACAAGCTACAGAAATTAAAAATGCTTTTAAAGTATTAAAAACAGGCTTAAACTCTGACTACTCTGCAGGAGATATAGTATCTGTTCCAGACCATTTTGTAGACAGACCTATTGTAAGTTACAAACATCCTGAGGGAAATGATCCTAGCAAAGAAGCTAGACCAGTATTTGGTAGTTATTTACAGGGCATGATGCCATTTTCTTTCTATTGTCATAAAATAGAAGAAAATGAAGAACCTTTAGAACTTACTTTTTTAATCCCAGAAGATATAATAACCGTTAAACATAATATATAATAAAATGAAAGGAAACATGTATTTAGTAAAAGACAAAAATTTAGAAAAAAAATCATACTCTATGGCTAAGAGTAGTGATACAGAAAAAGTTACTTTAACCAAAAGTAATGATAAAGAAGACATTACAAAAACCATTGAAAAAATATCAAATGGTTGGTTGCTAACTGTTGACATATATGATATTGAAAAAGGATCATATAAGTGCATGAAAAAGTATTTTGAAAAAAATCCTATCATGAGTGAAGAAATGGAAGATGAGGAAGAGATGAAAGAAGATTACAAAAAAGAATCTTCTAAAAAATCTAAATCAGACTTTGATGAGAACTGGGATATTTTAGAACTAACATAAAAAAGACCTATGTTTGCAAATCCAGATGCAGTTAATCCTGCTAAAATAACTTTTAAAAATGTAAAAAACTTCCTCTCTGCTCAAGTCAGGGAGGCAGGTTTTTTGCCTGAGTGGGAAAAAGAACAAGTCTTATGGAGAGCCGAAGCAGCTAAAGAATGTACTGTAAAGGGTAGTTGTTTAGAATGTGGCTGTGAGACACCTGACTTATATTATGGTACGGCAGGATGTAAAAAAGTAGATAACCCTTGTTTTCCTGATATGATGGACCAAGAAAGTTGGTCAAACTTTAAATCACAAAATAACATAATAATAGAACAAAATGGAAAATAACTTAGACCCAAATAATGATTTGACTACAATAGTATTTGAACCATCAAGTGTAACTGTTACTGGTCAAAAAAATCAAACTGTTTCAGGATCTTCTATAATAAAGAATATTGGCACTACTAGATTTACTTGTAGGAGTGTAGCTAAAAGTTGTGGGTGTACAACCCCTTCAGGAATTGACACTGGCACAATAATTGAACCAGGAGAATCTAAAGAACTATTTTTTAGTATTGAATTATCAACTCCTGCAGATAAGTTTATTTATGTTCATGGTAATTGTACTACCATATCTCTTAGAATTACAAAACAAATTACTGCTTAAAGCTTTATCATGGAACTAATTGTAGATAATAAAAGATTAACTTATATTTTTAACAATGATTTTGAGTTATCAGCAATTAATGATGCCATAACATTTTTAAATAATAATGATTTACCAATTAACTTTTTTATTAATACCCCTGGTGGATATACAAGTTTTGTACATCCTTTAACTAAAGCTATTGAGGATTATGAAGATATAGTTCTTTATCCTATTGAGGAATGCTCAAGTTCAGGATTTTTCTTATTAATGAATACTACAGTTCCAATTTGTTTTTTAGATAAATCAATGAGGTCTATTGTTCATTTTCCAAGAATAGATTGTTTAGTAGATCTTAATGAAACTCCTATTTATGATAAAAAAGAATTAAAACTTAGATCAGCAAATAATAAATTTAAAAACCTTTTGTTAGAATTGCCATTAGAACAAAAGCAATTAAAAAAATTATTAAGAGGAGAAGATATAGTTTTATATCATGATAGTTTGTCAGAAATTTTTAAAGATAGATTAATACATGAATAATAATAATTTTAAGATAATACAAAAAAACAAATTAAAAATAGTTATTTCTGATAAAGATTTTTTTGTAGGAGAAAATATTTTATTTATTTGTTGCGAAGAATCCAAAGTACCTACCCAATACACAATACAACTAGAAGATAATTATCATATAATAGATCCTATTGTAAAATATATAAAACATTCTTTTGATCCTAATGTCAAAGTAAATGGTCATTACTTAGTAGCAACTAGAAAAATTAAAACAGGTGATGAAATAAAAAGAAACTATTATGATACTGAGGAGATTATAGTAAAAGAGTTTACAGATGTAGAAACTGGAGAAAGAGTAAATACAAAGAATTTATATTTATATAATAATAAAAACACAGACGATGGATTATTATTTGATGCAGAATTTTGATTATATAAAAAATGCTAGTAAGTTTTGGGAAGTAAATCCAGAGTTTATGCATGCAGAGCCTTATAGAACATTCTATAAAAGTAGTAGAGAAAAGACTAGGACTTCTAAAATTATGTGGGCTATATTTTTATTATGTGATATTAGTAGTCCAAAGATTAGATTAAGAAAAGATGAAAGAGAAGAAGACATTAAGCTTTATTATTTAGAAGATGAGAAGTTTGATTTTAATAAATATGAAGAGTTAATTCAACAGTATCCTAAAGTAGTTTTAACTAAGATACAGAGAGAGTTAAAAACTTGGCAAGATAAGATAGAGGAAAGAAATAAGTTTATTGAAAAACAAACTTATAACGAAAGGACATTTGAAATGTTAGATAAAATGTTAAAAGAATCTAAAGCAATATGGGAAGCATTTGGTAAAATTTATAAAGAATACCAAACAGAAAATATTGAAACTAGAGCTAGAGGTGGTAGAGAAGAATCATTTACTGAAAAACTATTAAAATAATAATATGAGCAAGCTTCCAAAAAATTATACGTATAGACCTTTACCAAAAGAATTATTTATAGGTTTTAGTGATATAGAAGGAAATGGTTTATTTGCTGGGGAAGAAATAGCAAAAGATACTAATTTAGGGATTTCTCATAAATTAGTTGGTAATGAATTAATTAGATTACCTTTAGGTGGATTTATTAATCATTCTAAGGAAGAGAATTGTACCTTTGTTGAAAAAGGTGATTTAGTTTATTTATATACTTTAACAAATATTGAAGTAGATGAAGAACTAGTATTAGATTATAATAAATATATTTGTAACATTAAATAACATACTATGTACCCAATGAACACACCAAATCAATATAATCAACCAAAGCAAAGAGAAAGGTTTTCCCTAAAAGAAGGAAGATATTTTTGGTATTCAAGTATTATGAAAACTTATAATAAAGCTCAACAAGCTGCTTGGCAAGAAGAACTAGACAAAAAAAATGCTGAAGAGTTAAATGTAAAAGATGATAATATTGATTGATACCGAAGATAAAGTTATTGAGGTAGAGGGAGATATTTCCGCTAAAGACACAAAAAAAAAGTTAAGACTTGCTTTAAAAGAATTTGAAGAATATAATTATGTTGCTTTTGATCCCATAAAAATTACATTTATTCCAATAGATTTAAATTCTACTATAGATAATTTTTTAAAAGGAATTAATGACCACCCTTCAGATACAAGTAAAAGAAAAGATATAAAACCTGGACCTCCTAAAGAATGACAATAAATACAGATTTATTATTTCCTATAATAGAGGATAATTCAGATTTTATTAAAACCCATCCTAACTTACATCCTAATAGTTCTGCTTATGAAATATATTGGACAGAAGAATTGAATAGATTAATTTATGGTTATTGGGGAAAAGAAGAAACTAAACAAGGAATAAGATATAGATTTATTCCTCCTCAACTATATTATTTTATTAACTATCATACAATGATGGTTACAGTAAAAAAACAAAGGATTAAAAGTAAGCCTTTTCTTTGGGATATTAATTATACTATAATGAACTTATGGTTTATAGCTAGAGGATTTAGTGGGTTTAAAGATGATCCTGATTATACCTCTAACTATACAGTTTATCTAAAAGAACAAAAATTAAAGTATCCTAATAATGCTGATATTCCTTTACATTTACTAGAGACTTTAACAGAAGATTGTTATAAAGAAAATGGTACATTAAAAGAATATATAGATCCTTTAGAATACTTAAACTCTACACACAAAGAATCTTTAGGTATACCTTTATATGATAACTACTCTACTAATTTATTCTTGTTTGGATCTAGAGGGGGTGGTAAATCTTTTATGGCATCAGCTATATTAGAACATGAGTATTTAACAGATGGGGCAAAAAGTATGGAAGACTTTTTAGCTAAGAGAAATAAAGTAGAAATATTTTGTGGTGCACCTATTGCTTCTAAATCTTCAGATTTACTAGATAAATTTAAAGATTCTCTTGATAATTTACCAGGAGAATATTCAAATGGTAGAGAAATGTTTCCTCC